CCACTTTTTGGATCTTCTTCAATAACGTGGGGCAGTCGCCGATATCGATGAGGGTGGGTGTGTCGCTGAACGTGAATAACTTGTTTTTGAAAGACGCTGAGGTGTTCAATTGGGCTAACAAGATCCCTAGAGCGATCGAGACTGACATCGGCGTGCCTTCCATGCTTCCGGATACATCCGATACGACGGTTGCGTCATGTATCGATATCGTGGATGCTAGAGCACGCCATTGCTCTTCGAGCACCGGGTTCACGCCGAAGTGCCGCTCTTCGAAATATTTTTCCACGAGAACGTGCGGGTAGACCACCGTCGCGTTAATCTTGGTTTTATTGTTTGCCACATCTTCGAGATATGCGGTGAAGCGCTCCTCGTCATGTTTCTTAAAGAGATGACTGAAATCGGTCATAGCGACACCAGGTACATGCGAGTAGACGATCTCTGACCATTGGTTCTTACACATCCGGGTCTCTACGAGGTCGATGTGGTTTCGGAGGGGTGTTAACAGTTTACGGAATTCGCGTTGGTGCCAGGTATTGAGGGGTTTGTCGGAGTCTAGGTTATAGAATCTGCGGATGATGGATTCACGGATACCGGTGTCCCATCTCTTCTTCTCTCCGGGGAGCCACTTAGCGAGAAGAGAGATCGGTTTTTTATGTATGATATCAGAGATATCCTGTTGTAATTGCTTAAGGATAAGAAGCACGATCTCGTCTTTTTGGGGTACTTGACTGTAGAGTTCCACGAGATCCAACCAGCGTCCGAATGTGGGGATGTGCTCTAGGTTGGCGAGAAACCAAGTGGGGTGGGTATCGGCAATATAGAGCATGGCTGCTAGAAAAGGCTTGCGGTCTCCCTTGCCCCCTCGGCAATCTCGGGCATGAAAGAGGATCCGCATGGTTTCCAAGGGGTGTTGTGGGAACGAGAGTCTGATCATTCGTACTATCTCATCTTCGGGGATGTTGCGGGTGAGCTTGAAAAAGAGGTCGAGAAGGGGCTTGCCTGTTGTTTCGAGAGAAGGTGCGCCCTTTTCGGTTGTTGCTGAGACCGGATTGGTCGGGTCCATAGAAAGAATACGAAGGTTGTGCTTAAGTAGTGGAAGTGAGAGAGCGAGTTAGTAAGAGAGAGCCAGGTTGCAAAAAATGGATGCGTGTTGGGATGGATGATGCGTACATAAGAGACACGAGATGGACTCGTGTGCGAATCCGAGTGCAAATGTAGATGTAGTTGAAAGCGCTCATCAATCATGGAAAAGCGTAGTGTTCAAGGATCGCTCTACCATTCGCGGTTTATACACGGTTGTGCCTTTAGGTGCCAATCGATTCCGCAACTATAATTCCAAGATCGCCATGTTTCATTTGGAAGGCGGTTTATTAAAGAAAAAGAAAAGAGGAGATAAAAATAAAAAAGATTTGAACTGGATTGTCCAAGTAGCGCCGGCTCGAATCAAGGAGGTCTATGAGCAAGGATATGAAATCGTCATTGTGACTGAAGGCAAGTCCAAAGCCGACGTTGAGACGATGGGTGAGCGGCTCTATGCTGCTCTGCAGATTCCGATCGTCTTTATCGGAGGACACACCGACCCCTATTATAACCGCCCTCATGTGGGATTCTGGCATTTGATCGATGAATACTTCTGCTGCAAGAGAGTACTTAAGGGCGAAAGCTTTTATGTGGGCGATGAAGATGTCGATGCGGCGTTCGCGTGGAATGCGCGTCTGGCCTTTCGGTCATCGCAAGAGTTCTGGCAGTTGGGGGAAGGAGAGTCGGGGTTGATGCCGCGGTTGCGAGCCAATCTCTTAGAAGAAGAAGGGCTCGTGGTGATAGGGAAGCCGCCGCAAATTGCGCGTTTGGATAAGCTGCAGTTGGTTCTGACTGTCGGTCCTAGATCGTCTGGAAAAAACAAGATCTCGCACGGGCTCCTATACGATCATGACTATGAACGTGTTAATGCGTTTGGTTCGAAAAACCCGACGTATCAGCTCAAACAGATGAAAAAAGCGATTGCTAAGCGACGATCTATTTTGATCGATTGTTGCAATCCTACTGCAGAAGAGCGCGAGGTCTGGATATCGATGGCCAAAGCCGCAGGGTATTCGACGACGGCGGTCTTTATTGACATCCCGCGTCGCGTCGCGGACTATTTGAACAATTATCGCTATTATGATCACGAGAAAGCCATTGATTGGGTTACGAAAAAAGAATACGATGCGTACTATGCGGCGTTAGTCCCACCCACTGTGGGCGAAGTCGAGGAAGTCATCGTCTTTGATCGGTTCTATGTGGATGATGAAACGGCGAGGGATAAGCTACTGTATCCGCGGTTCTAACTCATTTATCGCTTACCAACATAACCGTGTCAGCTGCGTCGCCGATTATACCCATACTGAGTTTGGCTTTGAACTCTTCGTCCATTCTGAAAAGATTGGCGACTTCCTTATTCAGCATATCGAGAGACGCTTTAAAATTACGCTTTACAATATCTAACACGCGTTTTTTATTTTCTTTACAGACACGGATGGTCACCGTATTCTGGGCTTGCAAATACTTGGGGTAGTATTTATCGCATATCGCAGTATCTTCGTCTCTATCGTATGAGTCTGACGACCCTGATTCCGACCCTGATTCTGATTCGGACAGAGATCCATATGTTGTTGATCCGTTGTTGAGTATATCGCTATTGGTCTTGTCCTTGATATATGGTTCCAGATCAAATATAGCGATGAATTTGTAATAATCGATCAGAAGCTCTTCGAAAGGGAGGCGCTGTACGTGGCGGCCGTCCTTGTCGAAGGCGTTCAGCTTTTTAATGAGATAACATTCGTAAACGTCGTACATGACCTCTTGAATACAACGCATTATCTCATTGATCCCTTTCTCTTCGATATACAGTTCCCATTTGTTATTGCGGAAGATGTGGATATGTGTTGTGACAAAATCATACATGATGTTGATACGGTCTACGGTAGCAGGGCTGCTTGCGGTGTTCACCATACTCAGGAAATCCGTGGAATCTAAGATAAAAGAATTCGGGAGTCGTTCCAGGCGGTCGATCTTGGGCTTAAAGACGAGTGCCAAGAATTCGTCTATAGGAATGATTTGTTTGTCGGTGTGGTGAATGTATTGGGACAGCTTTTCATGGAAGGACATATTGGCTATGAAGTTATTGGTTGTATTGATATAGTTGATTGTTTGATTGAGGGTGTGGGCAGTGCTACTACTCGCACTACTTTTTATAACCGATCCTGCAGAAACAGCGGGATTGTACACTCGGTTCGCTAAGATGTATTCTTTGATTTCGTCAGTGAATTCTATGTCTTTAATGGTAGCTGAGCAAACTTTGACTAAGTTGTAAAGATGTCGTTTCATACATGGCTTCTTCAGTGTGTTATAACCACACCGAGCACAGGTATAGGGGTGTTTCGCAGGCATGGACTAACTCTATCTACTATTACAGTGTAAGTTCTTTTTAAGTAGGTTTATTTTTAAGTATCAAAAAGTATCAAATAGTATCAAAAGGTATCAAATAGTATCAGTTTGTGAAAATAGGTTTTGTAAAGTTTATTACCATATATGGTCTATATATTTGTATAGTCATTAGTTTTATGGTCTTGGGCGGAGGGTTTTCCTTGGGGACCCCCCCCTTCAAAATTTTTCTTCCGCTGTTTTTCTTTTTCCTGTCTTCTTTTCTTTCTGTTAGAGTTTTCCCGATAAAATTGTGGATTGGTCGATGTTATTTTTAGGTATCAAATAGTATCAAAAGGTATCAAAAGGTATCAAATAGTATCAAAAAGTAAAATTGGGTTTTGTAAATTTCAGTACCATATATGGTATATGAGTTTGTATAGTGATGATTTTTATGGTCTTGGCTAAAGAATTTTTCCAGGGACCCCCCCTCCAAAAAAATCTCTCCCTGTTTTTCTTTTTCCTTCCAAACCTTTTCTTGTTTATTTGAGTTTTTCCTGAGAATTTTGAAGAGTAACTCGTGGTAATTTATGAGTATCAAATAGTATCAATAAGTATCAAATAGTATCAAAAGGTATCATTTTGTAAAAACATGGTTTTGTAAATTCATTACCATATATGGTCTATATATTTGTATAGTCATTAGTTTTATGGTCTTAGTCAAAGAATTTTCCTATAGGACCCCCCCCTCCAAAAAAAATCTCTTCCTGTTTTTTTATTTTGTCCACATTGATGCTGAGTGAGTATCGTTCTTTTTTCTTTGTTATGTGTAACATTCAGTAACATTCAGTAAGATTCAGTAATATTCAGTAGGATTCAGTAAGATTCAGTAACATTCAGTAACATTCAGTAACATTCAGTAACATTCAGTAAGATTCAGTAGGATTCAGTAGGATTCAATAACATTCAGTAAAATTCAGTAGAATTCAGTAGAATTCAGTAGAATTCAGATCGATTTATTTATATGATATTGGTTCGATTAGACTGATTATCAGACCATCTCAAAAAATAAAGTGTTTACTAGAGATAACGCTTGGTAAAGGTGTACACGTCTGATGCGAATACCGCAACAATAGCCCATGTAAATGGAAGCCATATGGGAATAGTAAATTCGGTTTTCTTATATTCCCACATTCCGTACATGATACAGATGTATTCTGCCAACGCCATGATTACACCGATTATAGTTGCATACACAGCCGTATGATACGGATTGTTTGAAAGAATACATACTATAGCGAGAATAATCGCATGAATGAATGCTATCCATCGTTCGGAATCTTTCATTGCAATTGCTGAGATATATGTTGTCAAATAAAGACAGCTTTTTATTACAGAAATCATTGATATAATAATTCCTAGATAAAAAAGAGAATGTGAACAAAAAAGCGAATTACACGCGAGCAGGTGTTTTGAAGTCCTTGTCGACATGAGCGATCAAGCTGATGACATTTCGATGCAAGTTGAGGAGATCGTCTTTGCGATCGGGATCCTGAGTCTTGGCGACCTTCTCTTCGAGAGCTAGCTTCAGGTGCTTGAGGGACTTCTTGTAGTCGGCAATCTTGTAGCCGTATCCGTCGCGATGGGCAAGGATCATCCAACCAAGCTGCTCGAACATAGCCTTGGTCCAGCAATGAAGACCATGGTAGGTAACAGTGTAGTGCATGATGTATATGTTTACGGTAGATTTTTTAGAACTTTTTAGAGCCCTTTATATTCAGGTAGGTCCTCTGAAGAATATAAAATACGAATAATCTGTTTTGTTGGATGTTCGTCAAGCTTTGTTTTGTAAATTTGGAATACGTTTTTTTTAAATTTTCCGGCAAATATACTTCCAGAAATGGGTGCAATCATTAATGTATCTAGGTCTTTATCATTATCATAATCATTAAGGATTTTATCATACAATGTTCCAAGTATGTGTTTATTATCATCACTGAATTGGGACTCTCCGTTTAAATTTGGACCTGAAACATGGTAAACGGTTATCTTGATTGTATCATTGTAATCATATAACTGTTTGAAATAAAATCCTGTTATATTCGTTTTTGTAACTTTTTGATTTTGTTTGTGTGTATTGATAGCTGGTTTAACGTTATTATTAAGCAACTTAATATTCTCTTTATTTCTAAACAACTGATTGTAAATTACTCCACTTAATCCGCCTGCCCCACCAGTTATGTTTGTTTCCACAATATTATTCAAAAACGGTCCAGCAGGATCAACGATAGCAATCCCCTTTTTATTTATTTGTAGCTTGTCTTGAAATAATTTACTTCCGCTTACAATTATTTCAATTGGTTGTGTTTGTGGTTTTGATGTTTCTACATCAACAGCTTTCTTTACATCATCATCTTCATCTTCTTCTTCCTGTTCATCATCTTCATCATCTTCATCCTGTTCATCCTCTTCATCCTCATCGACATCATCATCCTCATTGTCATCATCCTGTTCATCATCTGCTTCATGATCATCCGCATCAGCTTTCTCATCATGAACATGAACAACTTCATCTATTTTTTTGATTTCTTTAGTAGAAACAACTGTATATGCATACTCTGTATTGTTTATAGTGAGCCTCCTACCTATAACATCGTCATTACTGTAAATATGTCTATCGTTACCTTTTGTTTCAAAGTTTTCTTCCATAAATTGCTTGTTAATTGTCACATTAGTACAATCCCCATCTCCAGTATTATTTCTCTCTAAGACTTCATAAACCTTACTAGGTTCTTTTTCATACTGAACACGATCTCCTATCTGAAACTCACAAGTAATACCCATAATACTATCATGGGTGTTTCTCAAATCTTTATTATAGAAAGCTTTTTCGGTGTTTATAAATGGCTCGAAATGATAGTCTCCATAGTTTATAATCATATATGCTTGTTCATTATCTATATCCTCCAACACACTGTTAATGTTACGAATAGTCACTGGTTTATCATCCGATGTATTAATATAGTGTATGTTTAAATTAAAGTATTTGGATATTAGATTTAACCAATCATCATTTAACATTTCTTGTGATGTTAAAATATCGATAGTATATAGATATTGATGCTTTTGATCAACAACCGTCCTCAACATATCCTTTAATATGCTGGAGAGATATACACGTCGAAAAGCATTAGAAATCTTATTCCTGTCTGCTTCAATACACTTTCTAAACGAATCACTAAATAAAGTCAGTATTGATATAATCAAACAGTCATTTTGACCAGCTCCGCCATTTGCATAAATTTGGTTTTGATTCAATATTTTTTCCCATTCTTTTTGGTCATCTCTTAAAAACGTTAGAATATCATCGTAATTTTCGTTGTTATACTTTTCTGTAATTTGCGTTTTAATGCGATTAATTAAGTTTTTTTTATTTTCATCACTTCTTGTTAGTTGGATGCTATTTGGAACTTTTATTGGTGATTTTGGATTCTTTTCGTTGTATTCTTTTATATAATTTTGAACAAACTGCTCAATACTTTGTGGTGACCTTGTTATTTCAGCTGCTGACAGTGATGGTGCTGATGATGTGGCTGTTAGTTCTACTGGTGATGTGGCTGTTAGTTCTGCTAAAGGGTTTGATGTTACTGGTGATGTGGCTGTTAGTTCTGCTAAAGGTTTTGATGTTACCTTTATTGATGATGTTGCAACTGCTTGTGATGCAACTGCTTCTGCTACTTCTTCTCTTTTATTTGGAGATGCCTGTATTGATTTTGCTGCTTCACTATTATCTCTAGCTCTATTTGTATTAGTCGAAACAATACGAGAAGCCGGTGGTGCCCCAATATAAGCACTCGAATAATATGATGATGGATAGCCGTAATGATTTGTTTTTGTCCAATCAAAACTGAAACCCATATTAGGTGCATTGAGTCCAGTGGTAGAGCCAACATACGGATTTTCTTTTTCTGACGTGTTTGTCTCTTGAACAGGTTTTGAGGTTTTCCTAGTATCAGTTATCTTTTTTCTAGTTGATTCTGATTGCGAATCCGAATCGGATTCTGATAAAGCGGCACCCACACCGATTAAGCCTAAAAAACCAACGAATATATACGGGCCGTAATAGTTCATTATTCTAACTATCAAAAAAAATTACGCTTAAACTTGATAATCCACGTCTACTTTGTGAATATCCGAATAACTAGCCCGTTGCTTTCCCATGATAGGATTAAAGGAATACCAGTTTGATTGCGGTTGTAGCTTCTTCCAATATTGGTCAATCGCATACACATGGTATTCATCATAATGAGTTCTCTCTAAGTGAACTGCGCCTTCTTCGAAGTTGGCGAGTAACTTTTTCGCAAACTTTTTATTCAACATATAGCCGGACGTGGTATGGGCGTTTTTGACCTTGTCTACAAAGCTATATTCAGATGGAACAATTTCTACCGGGCTCATAGACAACATACAAACATCAAACGTGTTAGACACATCTGAGTTAAAGAAATTGTAAAATAGTTCTGCTAGGACCGATACAGGTTGAACGAACTCGAAATCATCTTCTAATACGATACAATTGGTGTGTGGAGATGCGATAAAGCGTTTCAGGCAATCAATGTGGGACATTGAACATCCTAGAGCTCCAAAATCTGGTTTATCGACCGCCTTAATTCGCACAATTTTTTCTTCGGGAAGACCGAGTTTATGAATCTCGCTCAATACCTGTTCCTTACGGTCGGGTCGTCTGTCCAAATTGATGTAGTAAACGACATCGATATTTGAAAAGGCCACATTGGGTTCTGTATCTTCGTTTTGGGGTACGAGAGGAAGGGTAAATGATTCGACTGTCCATGCAGTATACAATAGATATAATACAGCGAATCCAATAATGAAACACACAAGAATCATACCCAGATTGCACTTCATTTACTTTACTGTTGGCAAAGAGAAATATATTGCTACAACAAAGCAACCACGAAAGTTACGATGGTGAAGAGCGCTCCTCCCCACAACGTGTCTCGAATGGCGACTTCCAACGGGTAGTTTTTCAAAATAGCCAGGCACGTAAAGTTGTAGACTCCATACGTGAGCAGCCCTAATAGACCTCCGTATTCCATGGCGATAATGAATTTGTAACTCCATGTATCAGATGGAGACATATAAGAAGGCATGCGCTCCAAGACGATTGGAACCGCGTACAACACCAGGAGAGCGTAGAGACAGAGATAGGACATGGCTGCTCCAGGTAGATTAGTTTCCATGTCGGAACCCTGAACGACACGTGTCGCTGCGCTATAGAGGGGTAGGTTTGCGGAGATCCAAATACCGTCGCAAATCACGATCAATACCAATACGATGAAATACTGAAAGAGGCTTAGGCGTGTTTCATACATGAGTTGTACGTTTACTTACTTTGTGCGATAGATAATATAAAGCTGAAGTGCGGTATTTATGGAATGGGTAAGATGTGTGTGAACTTATCTTCCGTCCTGTTACTGTTTCCGTATGTCTATCATCGGCACAGTCTTGAGTTATGGCAATCAGTCTGCATTTTTAGCTTGAGCCTGGTGTCGTTTTTCTATCACACTGCGAGAGAAAGACGGAATATGCCTTTGGCTACTACACGTTATTTGTACAAAGTGGATCATATTCAAATTCATATAGGACTTGCTTACCTGCTCATGAAAGCACTAGACTTGCCTTTTTCTCTAATCGGTTCTAAACTGTGGTATAGTATTGTGGTCATAAATGAACATAGTGGGATCGTGAATATTTCTACGTCTCTTCATGCTATCGGAGTCGCGTGTATGTTCTTTCTGAGCGCTGATATGATCAGGAGATCGTGTTTTCTATTGGGAATGTTTATAGCCAGTCGCGGATATAAGGGCTGTAATATTTCTGGGAAAGGAGCATCCGATAATACCTATACCCCTTGGGATGAATCCTCGAAATGCATGTGGCATGGCGGTATGTCTGTTTTGATGACGTTAGTAATCGATGAATTTGTTGTTTGTTCATAGATAATCAAAAAAAGTATGAGTCTATTCCTGTGCGGCCATATCTAGGAACTTGCGCGATGGATTCCATGAACGCTTTTGCAGAACAGTATTATGCTTTGGGCTAGGACTAGGACTAGGATTAGGAGTAGGATTAGGATTATGATTAGGAGTAGGAGTAGGAGTAGGACCTTTGTCTGACTCTGTATCTGTTCCATAGTCTGCAAGCATCTTGAGTGGATTTGTTTTGTCCGATGGTGAGGATGAAGAAGACGGATCGATAATCAGCTTACGCTTCTGTCCAGGTGTCTTTATCTGTACCTTTAGTTTTGAATCTATTTCTTCTTCTGATTTGCTGTCGCTATCGTAATCTTTGTCTTTGTTTTGTGTTGACTCATCGTCACTATCGTCTGCTTCTTGGAATTCCTTCCACTTGCCATACACGACAGGACAATAGTAAGAGAGCTGAATCTTGTTTTTAGGTTCTTCTACCTCTCCAAACATGCTCTTGAGGTTGTCGATGATAGCGGTAAATCGCGTTTTTATCGACTCCGGAAACTGGGTTTCAGGGATGTGATAATGGATTCCGAGAGGAATGTGCTCGAATAGATTTTCTTGTTGATCTTGTAGCTTGGACAGGAGTTTCTCCTTTATGTTTGGAGCGGAGTCTGTAGACAGAAGAAGCGCCTTGACTAGCGCTGCGGTTTCTTTGAACTCTTCTTGTTGGTCTTTACTCAGATTGGTCAGCCACTTTGATTTGAGAGTGATACTCTTTTTAATGAATTCTAGATTGTCTAGATCTGGTTTCGGATCTGGGAGATCGATTCCGAGAGGAATATCCATAACGCGATCTTGATTATCGGCATACTCTTCGTTTTGATTTGATTTTTCGCTATGACCCATGCGTGCTCGCCTCCAATCTGTCGGGATTTTACATACCTTGTCTTCTTCGGCGATAGCACGACGTATACTATAGAAGGTCATACCAGAAATGCCAAATGACTGATTTGCGTTCTTGTTCAAATCAGCGGCATTCATTTTTTGCTTGAACACATACGGCGAGTCGAGTGTATCGGGTTCTATCATAAACTGCAATTTCATGACTACAATATAATGCCATAGGGTGTCTAGGGTATTAAAGGGTGTGGGTATCACGGGCTTGTTGCGGTCGAGTTTATAGTTTTTGCGACCGGCTTGAACTTCCTTTCCTTTATACAAATACGTGATATGCCGGGTCAGGAAGCCTGACCTCAGAATAAACTCTAGGGTAGCAGGACTCAGAAATACCAGAGTCAGCCAATACACGGGCTCGTATAAAGGCAGTACGAGATCGGTATGTTTCAGCCCACCCAGGGTGGTATTCGGTCCGTCGTGAGTTGATAGTAGTTCTCCCGGCCGTGATCCTTCATGCATGAGGAACACCAAGAGAAGCTGGATCGTAATCAAGTTGACAATCTCTGATACACGCTTGTACTTGTTTTCGCGCCACCTATAAAAGAGGGTTGCGGCCTTCTCCAGGCGAGCCAGAATGAGGTAAACCACGAGTGTGATAGAAACCGGGATTGCTTTGTTGTTCTCCATGTCTTTGCCGTTCTTCTTGGAAGTCGCGTGTGCGGAGGGCACTGGAAACAGCTCCTTGTTCTTGGCAGTCAGGAGGTCTTCTAGTACCTTCTGCTTGCCCCACGACATGGGGTTGCTCGTGTGCATCCATACTGTGCCGCGTACCTCTGAGGTACACTTGGCTCCTCTGTCCCAATCATGGAACCGGCCGATATTGTTGAAGTTGGTCCGCAAAGAGAAGCATGCTCCTTTCAGCGTCTTTTTTTTATAGGATTTCTCGGTAGTCGGGTTATCGATAAAGCGGGACTTGAGGAACTGGTACACGTCTTCTTCATCACATGTGAGAGGATTCAGATCGGTTTCATTGACCAGT